TTTTAGATCTTAATATTAAACAGAAACGAATCTTCAGTGTTAAATCCAAAGAAGACATGCGTATCGCCAAGAAATTTTTTAAGACTTGGTCTTGGGGTGGTAGTGGTTGTCCATTTGTTTTGGAGCAACCTTATATCTGCATCCCAGATATGATGAAAGAAAAAATCATCAACGGCATGTTTAAAATCACTATCGGAGAATAACGTGAAAGTAGTAATCAACAAATGTTATGGTGGTTTCGGTTTGAGCCACGAAGCAGTGATGCGATACTTTGAGATCAAAGGCATCGCTGTATACCCAGAGCAAGGTAAAGACTACTGGAAATTCTGGACATACTGGACAGTTAAACCAGAAGATCGCATTGAAGTTAAAGAAGGCGATGACTTCTATAAGCTGTCCATTGAAGAACGTCAAGCATACAATAAAGCACATTCTGAACAGACTATTTACGAACGTAACATTGAGCGTGACGATCCAGCTTTGGTCCAAGCAGTTGAAGAACTTGGTGATAAAGCCAATGGCGACCATGCTGAACTGGCAGTAGTGCCAATTCCAGATGGAGTTGACTACACAATTGAAGAATACGACGGCATGGAACATATTGCCGAAGCCCACAGAACTTGGTACTGACTATGAACCACGAAGAATTTCATAAACATATGGCAGAGAAATACCCTCGCTATTTTGGCGAAGGTAAACGCTATGGTGGATTTGCCATTGGTGAAGGATGGTATCCTATCATTGAATCATTGGTAGGACAGATTGATCACTACACAAAGTGGCGTCGCAACATGCGTGCCAATGACTTGCGCAAACAACGTGCCAAGGATAAAGGTATGGAAGCACTGATCCAGTTTATGGTTGGTAAGAGAGACAGACTTCCATCTGAATGGGATATTACACGTGCCGAAGAAGCCATGGAGAATGATATCATCATTACTCCAAAGGTTAATTGGATCGAGGTTCAACAAGTTAAAGAAAAGTTTGGTGGACTTCGTTTCTATTACCAAGGTGGCGATGATCAGATTAGTGGTATGGAAACCATGGCTGAAGTTTGGGCAGGTCGCACTTGTGAAAAGTGTGGTAACAAAGGCGAGCGTCGTAGTGGTGGATGGATGCGCACTTTATGTGACGAACATGAAGCCGAAATTCAAGCGAGGAAAAACAATGAGTAAATATGTTTTAGTTGATACTTTGATTCAATACCGTATGCGTTACGTTATTGAAGTTCCAGATACGCACAATGATGGTGAGTATCCTTGTACTGCCGAACAGTGGGCAGCTGACACAGTTACGTCTGAAGAGATGACAGAGTTTTCTCAGTTGTATCTTGGAGAAACTATTATCAGCACTCGTGAGATTGCCAAGGAAGAAATTATTCCATTGTGTGATGCAGACAATGGATATCTCCAAGGTTGGACAGAAGAACAGAAAATGAAACTGGTAACCCCAGTTGGTTATACAAGGGATTGGTAATGTTTGTACTTGATATTGAATCGCTGGGAATTGAATCCAACTGCGCAGTGTTATCTGTTGCTTTGATTTATTTCGATCCAGAAAAGCAACCTACATATAAAGATCTTCTTGATGAAGCATGCTTTGTGAAGTTGAATGCCAAGGATCAAGTTGATCGTTTGGACAGGACAATCAACAAAGAAACCTTGGAGTGGTGGAAGAATATTCATCCATACATTCGTCAAGTTAGTTTCGATCCACAACCAACAGACTTGCTTGCAGAAGATGGTATTGCAATTCTGAAAAAGTATATGGCGAAATATCCAGGTGCTGAGAAGCAGACTATGTGGACACGTGGTTCTCTGGACCAAATGGCAATGGATAGTTTGTGTGTTAAACTTGACATTAAACCACTTACAGGGTATAATATGTATAGAGATGTGAGAACAGCTGTTGACTGCCTCACTGGTTCAACCAATGGTTATTGCAACGTGGAACATCCAAGTTTCCAACGAGCAGAGGTTATTAAGCATCACCCTGTTCATGACTGTGCCTACGATGCGATGATGTTAATGTATGGAAAATAATTAATGCAATTTTACACTCATGTGTTCCCCTTTGGTAATAAAATGCTGGTGCGGGGATATGAGAATGATCGTCCATTCCAAAGGAAGATTGATTTCTTCCCCACACTTTATGTAACATCAAATAAAGAAAGTCAGTGGCGCACACTTGACGGACAAGTAGTAGATGAGATTAAGCCAGGAACAGTTAAAGAGACACGTGAGTTCGTGGATCGTTACAAAGATGTTTCTGGCTTTTCAGTCTATGGCAACACAAACTATGTTCATCAATATATCAGTGATACGTATGAAAGCGATATTCGTTTTGATATGGAAAAGATTAAAGTCTTCACGATTGACATTGAAACTGCAACTGAGTCTGGATTCCCAGACGTAAAGCGAGCCAACGAAGAAGTCTTATTGATTACTGTCAAAGACAGTCAGTCGAAACAGATAGCCACGTTTGGCGTCAGACCTTTCGAAAACAAAAACCCAAATGTAACTTACGTTCAATGTAGAGATGAACTCTCAATGCTGAAGGAGTTTATGATTTGGTGGCAACAGAACTATCCTGATGTTATCACAGGATGGAACACTGGCTTCTTCGATATTCCCTATTTGCTCAAACGTATTACCAATGAACTTGGTGAATCAATTGCGTCTAAGTTTTCGCCATGGGGTTATATCAATGAACGCAAGATCTTTGTTATGGGTAACGAAGAAACATCCTTCGATATTCAAGGTATCTCACAACTAGATTATCTTGACTTGTATAAAAAGTTTACGTATCAAAAGCAAGAGTCTTATCGTCTTGACTACATTGCCGAACAAGAACTTGGCGACAAGAAGAAAGAGAATCCAGGTGATTCTTTCAAAGACTTCTACACACATCACTGGCAAAAGTTTGTTGAGTATAACATTCATGACGTTGAACTTGTTGACCAAATGGAAGACAAGATGCGATTGATTGAGTTGTGCTTGACCATGGCATACAACGCAAAGATTAACTACGAAGATGTATTCTCGCAGGTTCGCATGTGGGATGCCATCATCTATAATCACCTGCGTAAGAAGAAGATTGCCATCCCAACTAAATCTGGTTCATTCAAAAGTGAAGCATTCGAAGGCGCATTCGTCAAGGATCCTTTGGTTGGATTACACAAGTGGGTTGCTTCCTTTGACTTGAACTCTCTATATCCTCACTTGATCATGCAGTATAACATTAGTCCTGAAACTTTGACCAGTGAAAAGATTAGTTGTACTGTGGAGAAACTTCTCAAACAAGAAGTTGATACTGAATACTGCAAGCGTAGAGATCTGGCACTTACTGCAAATGGTTGGACTTATCGTCGTGACATCAAAGGGTTCATGCCTGAGTTGATGGAAAAGATGTATACCGACCGAAGCAAGTTTAAGAAACAGATGCTGAAGATCGAACAGGAATATCAAAACGACAAGAGCAAGAAGTCTTTGCTCAAAGAGATCTCTCGTTTGAACAACCTGCAGATGGCAATGAAGATTGCGTTGAACTCTGCTTATGGCGCCATGGGTAACCAGTACTTCCGTTACTTTGATATCCGTATGGCTGAAGGTATCACCACTTCTGGTCAGTTGTCAATCCGTTGGATGGCAAATGAGTTTAATCGTTATCTCAACAAGGTGATGAAGACAGAAGGTAAAGACTTCGTTATCGCAATTGACACCGACTCAATCTATCTGACGATGGAAGAGTTGGTTGAGAAGATGTGCGAAGGTAAGACTGACGAACAGAAGATCAAATACATGGACAAGGTTTGCGAGGAGATCTTCCAACCATTCATTGACCAGACGTATCAGAAGTTGGCTACATATATGAATGCGCATAGTCAGAAGATGATTATGAAGCGAGAGGTACTTGCCGACAAGGGAATCTGGACTGCCAAGAAACGATATATCCTCAACGTGCATAACTCTGAGGGTGTTCAATATGCGCAACCGAAGTTAAAGGTTATGGGTCTTGAGATGGTCAAGTCTTCAACCCCAGCTGTCATTCGTGATAAGTTGCGCGATTCCATCAATGTTATTCTTAAGGGTAACCAAGCTGACGTGCAAGCATACATTGCAGAGTTCCGTGCTGTGTTTAATGCTTTGCCTTTGGAAGAGATTGCCTTCCCACGTGGTGTGAATAATCTGAAGCAGTATACAGGTTCTCCGATCTACACGAAGGGAACACCGATTCATGTTCGTGGTTCTCTACTTTACAATCACCACGTTAAGCGTCTTGGTCTTGAGAAGAAGTATGAGCCGATCAAAGAAGGTGAGAAGATCAAGTTCGTTTATGTCAAGAAACCAAATCCATTCAATGAAGATGTGATCGCATTTCCTCAGAAGTTGCCAAAGGAATTTGGTCTTCATGACTTTATTGATTATGACTTGCAATTTGAAAAGACTTTCTTGGATGCAATGCAGACTGTAATTAAACCACTTGGTTGGACTGTCGAACATCAGGCATCGTTGGAGGATTTCTTTGGCTAACATCAAAGTGATCAGAACAGGAATCAACGTATCAAAGATTCTTGCTCAACTGAAACAATATAAATCAGATTGGGGTGCTGAGAAAACCATCGAAGGAACATCCAATGTTCATAAAGACTTCGGTTTTCCCGTTCTTCAAGCTGGTGTATTGCAGTTGGTCATGGGAGCTATCGCCAAAGAAGGTGATTATGTTGGAGACTCAGAGGTTTCTGTGAAGACTCCTGCGTATGACAGACACACAGAAATTGTTGGTTTCATGAAACGGCATTTTCATAAACACGATCGTTGCGGATTCTTGTCATTGCCTGTAGGTGGAACTGTTGGTAAACATATTGACGTTGGTAGCTACTATCAAAGTAGAGATCGTTATCATCTTTCCATTGCAGGAAGATATGAATACAGCGTTGGAGA